GTTAATGAGATTAAAGATAGTGTAACTAGACTTGGCTCTGAAGATTTAAACATTAGACTTCAACGTATGTATAATGTATCATACGAACAAGCTACTGACGAACAAGTAAACCAAGCTAGAGAAGCTGTACTAGGTGATGCACTTACTGCACTAGAGCTTGTACCTGCAGCTAAGGTTACAACTACTGTAGCTGGTGCTGCAATTCCAAGTGGTCTTAAAGCAGATGTTGTAGGTCAAACTAAAGCTATGCTTTCTGGTGACAGGGAGTTTCTATCTGCGACACCTACAAATAGAGCTACAACTCAATCTCTTAGTGCAGGGTTTACTGGACAGAACCCACCTACGTATATACCTAAAGATGAGTCGGTATTTGACCCTGACGGGATTTACGAAACAAAAGATGGCATTGTAAAATTTAGAGAGCCTATTGCAGAGTTTACACGTAAGCTTACAATGACTAACTCTTTTCCTAGTAAAGGTATGACAGGAGCAGAGTTTTTAAGATTACTTGAAAAGGATTCTGAATCTATTCCTCCAAGTTCTTACAAAGAAGGGCTTGTAGACAGAGACAAACGATATACTAGAGAAGAACTTTTAGATGCTGTAACTAAAAGTCCTAAAGGGTTACCAGAATCTTTATACTACACCCTTGCAGATTTAGGTGCTAGCCCTGCGTTTGGAGGGTATCAACGTCAATCTCAGGTAGGTTTTACAGGATACCCTAGATATCCAGAAGACACTTCTTATTTCTCAATACCTATCTTATCCCGTACATCGGGCAATACTTTTAAAGCTAATTCCCAGCACTTTGATGCAAGTACGACAGCTCACGTTAGGGGTAGTTTTATAGACCCTATGGTTGGTTTTAATGTTGATAAAACTTTAAGTCCAGAGTTTAAAAGTATTGTCGGTAAAGATCGACCTTACTTATTAGTAGAAGAAATACAATCAGACCTTTTGCAGAAAGGTTATAGAAAACCTAAAAACTCTTTTGACGTTGCTTTTGACAGAGCTACAAGTGAAACTATGACTGGTTCACCAGTTACTTTTCAAGAAGCTTATGGTGATATAACTAATGAACTTAAAAGTTTGGTTAAGAGTCTTGAAAGTAAGGGTGTAGCAATGCCCGAAGAACCTGTAAGGTTGCAACTCCCATTTAAAACAGGGGTCTTAAACCACCCCCAATATAAGGACCGAAGAAAAAGAGACTTCATAGACGAACTTTACTCACCAGAAAGGGGTACTGTAGAAGACTCTAGGCTTGTAGAGTTTGAAGAAATTAAAGATTACATAGATAAACAAGGGGTAAACTCTAGCCATATTCACCAAATACTTAATGATTTGCGGGAAGGTGCTAATAGGACTAGGTCAATAAATGATTTTGAGGGTGTATCATTTGTAGGTCCAAACAATAAAGTTTATGACAGCATAATTGTAAAATCTCAAGACCCCCTTTCAAATAATCCAATGTATGTTGTAGATGTAGACTCCCCAGCTTATGATGAGTTTTTAGAAGATTTTGATGGGTATGCAAAACAATTTGGGCTTAACTATGATGATCTGGCAGATGCATACGACGAAGAGCTAGGTAAATACTATGATGTTATAGACAAAGAAATAACGGATAGAAAATTAGACAAAGATGCAGTTGATGGTGCTTTTGTTAATGGTTTATACGAAAGATTTCTTGAAATTAAAAAAGATCAAAGATTACTTGGAGATGAAACAAACACTGCATTACCCCCAGTAAGAAAAAACAAACAGACTGTTGAAGAAGCATTAAAACTACTTATTGCTAAAGCTGACCAAGAAGGTGTAGATAAGATTGTTATCCCACCTGCAAGTAAGATAGCAGAGGCTAGAAGAAGAACTATCGACCCTTCAGACAAAGGTGACAGATTTTACAGAACCTATGTTACAGACTTAGATAAAGCCTTAAAAGATTTAGAAAAGAACTATCCTGTAACTATACACAGAGATATAGAACTACCTTATAAGAATGAAAAAAACCAACCTACTAGAACCGCCGCCCAACAACACCTAATTGATATGGGTTTTGAGGATATGGTTAATGACAATCCTAATGCAGTGGCAGCTAATGCTGCAGACGATGCTGCGATAGACGATGATGACCTCTTTACTGTAGAAGAGGGTAATCAGTTCTTTGATCTGCCTGAAGGGTTTTTTGATGATGTACCTGATCAAAATGCTCCTGTTCAACAACCAAAAACAAAAACCGAACCAGTTAACCGTAAAGGTATAATCATTGATATCTCAAAACTAAGAGAGCAGTTTCAGGTAGATAAGCCAAGACAATTTGCCGAAGGAGGCACAGTAGACATGAATCAACAAATGAGTTTTGCATTCGAGGACGGTGGTCTTCGTGACGATGGAATGATGAGAGACCCTGTGTCAGGTAACGAAGTACCCCCAGGATCTACAGCTAAGGAAGTACGTGATGATATTCCTGCACAGTTATCTGAAGGGGAGTACGTAGTTCCTGCTGATGTCGTCAGATACTACGGTGTAAAATTCTTTGAGGATCTACGAGATAATGCAAAAATGGGCTTGCAAGATATGGAATCTCGTGGTAGAATTGGTGGTGAACCTGTTCCTGCTGGTGGTCCTATGAATGAAGGAGACCTTAGTCCAGAGGAGATGGCTGCTATCCAAGAGATGATGGGTATGGCTGAAGGTGGTGTTGTTAATATGTACAAACAACAGCAAGACCTGTACAGCCCACCTAATCCAGCTATCGGTAATCCTACAACAGGTATGGCATCAGGTGGTGAAGTAAGAGGCTATAACAGCTCTAGTGTTGTTACAACTCCACAGCAACAAGCTGAACAAGGCTTTTATGCAGCAGGTCAACAAGCTCAGAATGCAGCATTTACAGGGTTTCCATTAGGTTCTACAATTTTTCAATCGGAAACTGCAGTAGAACCTGTACCAGAAGAAGAAACTACTAGTGTGACTTTGTATGGTCCTAACTATCTTACAGACTCTTCTCAAGTTGTAATGTTAACTCTTCCTGCAGATCAGGCTAGATATGATCAACTTATAGCTCAAGGCTACACTACAGAAATGCCTGTAGCAATTACATCTAGTAATGATAATGGTGGACCACCTCCAAAACCCCCTGGAGAATCTAAACCTGCTTATGAGGATTGGTTAAATTCAGCAGACTTTAACAGTCAAGCAGGTATTGAAAAGTTTATTGCAGGTATTGAGTACGATCCGTCTAAGTCTAATCTAGATATGCAAACATTAAGTGCTACTATGTTAGCTGGACCTATGGCTGGTCTTGCTACAGCCGCAGGTGGAGCATTAAGAGGTGGTGGACTACAAGCAATCTCTGACTTACGTGCTGCATCACTTATTGCTAAAGCACAAGGTCTTGATAAACTTGCTGGTAAGATTGATACACAAGTTGCAGATATTATTAAAGATGGTCCAGGTATTCTAGATTTCCTAGATGATATCTTTGCTACAGGTAAGCAAAAAGGTAATGCTTGGGCTAAGAAAAATGGTTTCGAAAACATTGATAAGGCAATAGAAGCAGGGGTAACACCTAAACCACCTGTTGCAACTAAACCTACCCTTGAACAAACGGCGGCAAAGAAAGCTGTTTCAGAGTATGAAGGACTTAAAAAGCCTTCTGGAGGGGGTGATGACGATCCATTCCCAACTGTTGTAACTGACAAGTCTATTGCAGAAACAAAAGCTATTATGGATAAACAGACATCTGACACCATAAAAGACACTACTAAAAATCTTGAAAGAACTACGGCTAAAGTAAAAGATATACAATCTGGTAAAAATACATCGGGTCAAGTTGGATTCGATAAAGGTGGCCTAATGGCCAAAGGCAAAAAGAAAAAGAAATAAGGCTACCCAGCTACGGCTGGCCCCAATATAAGGAGAATGTAAATGCCTGAACTAGCAGAAGTAGAAACACCAAAAACAGCAGGATTTGTTGATCGAGGTTATAACTACGAGAAAAAGCGTAAGCGTATTGAAGAGGAAGAAGAGGAGATTAAACGACTTGAAGCCGAACAACGTGGTGAATCTGAAGCAGAAGAAGAAGTTACCAAAACGGAAGAGGCCGATACAGAAGTTGAAGAAGCAACGTTATCTCCAGAAGAAAGAAGTTTCAAAAAACGTTACGGCGATCTAAGACGCCACATGCAGGAAAAAGAAAAGGAGTGGAACGAGAAGTTCGAAGCCTTTGAAAAACGCATGAAAAAAGAAGCTATTGCTCCACCCAAGTCGGATGAAGATATTGAGGAATGGGCAAAGCAATATCCAGACGTAGCTGGTATCGTAGAGACTATTGCTGCTAAGAAAGCTCAAGAAATGTTTAGCAAAGCAGATGCCAGACTTCAAGAGCTAGATAAAGCACAAACAGAAGCAGAACGAGTTAAAGCTGAGAATGCTATTCGTAAATCACACGAAGACTTTGACGATCTACGTGCTTCTGATGACTTTCATAACTGGGCTAATGAACAGCCTAAGTGGGTACAAGATGCACTGTACGAAAACTCAGATGACCCTGCGTCAGTAGTACGTGTTATTGATTTGTACAAAGTAGATAAAGGCCTTACTAAAACTGCAAAGAAAGCTAAGGCTAAAGATGCAGCTTCTACAGTTACTCGTCGTAGTAAGACAGATGTAGATGTAGATGATGCAAGTGACACTATTCGTGAATCAGATGTAGCTAAAATGTCAGACAAAGAGTTTGAAGCTAGGTCCGAGGAAATCAACAAAGCTATCCGTTCGGGTAAATTTGTTTACGATGTATCTGGCAAAGCTAGATAAGCTGTTGACAAACACTTAATCAACAGTATAACTATAGGCATAGAGACAAAAGCCCCCTCGTGACTACCTTTTGTCTCAGCCAAATTTCATAAAAAGTCTAAAACTAAAAAGAACTACCTGTTCAAGTATAGGCCCAGTAAGCATACGGTAGCGCAACTGTATACTATCTGCACCCTAGAAAACGTACAGCCTCTTTAAGGTGTTTAGCTTAACAAGCCAAATATCATGGAGGATTTTATCATGGCTTTTACAACCGCAGGTGGCTACGGAAACTTGCCTAACGGCAACTTCTCCAGCGTCATCTATTCCAAAAAAGTACAGCTTGCTTTCCGCAAGTCTACAGTTGTTGGTGATATCACTAACTCTGATTATTTCGGTGAGATCAGTGCTCAAGGTGATACAGTTCGTATCATCAAAGAACCTGAGATTTCGGTCAGCTCTTATGCTCGTGGCACACAGATCACAGCACAAGACTTGGACGATGAAGACTTCTCTCTAGTCGTCGACAAAAGCAATTACTTTGCTTTCAAAGTCGATGATATCGAGGAAGCTCACTCACACGTAAACTTCATGGACCTTGCTACCAACCGTGCGGCATACCGCTTGGCTGACCAGCATGACCAAGAAGTTCTAGGTTACCTATCAGGTTACAAACAGTCTACACTGCATACTGCAGCTGACACTGTCAACGACACTGTAAACGGTACCAAAGCAGTTGATACTGCAGGTTCAGACGAATTGCTTTCTTCAATGAAGCTAACAAAGGGTGACTTTGGTAACATCACAACTGCTTCTGCAGGTGACCACTCAATCCCAGTTGCAGCTCGTCTACCAGGTGCGACAGCACTGCCAACAGCTACGATTTCACCAGCAATGATGGTGGCTCGTATGGGTCGTCTACTTGATCAACAACAAGTTGATACACAAGGTAGATGGATCGTTGTTGACCCAGTATTTATGGAAGTTCTTCGTGACGAAGATTCACGCTTCCTAAACGCCGACTACGGTGAATCAGGTGGCCTACGTAATGGTCTAGTTTTGAACAACTTCCACGGTTTCCGTGTATATAGTTCAAGCAACCTGCCATCAGTTGGTACTGGTCCTGCAACAACAGGTACAGATAACCGAAACGATAACTTTGGTGTTATTGTTGCTGGCCACGATTCTGCTGTTGCAACTGCGGAGCAAATCAACAAAACAGAAACATACCGTGACCCTGACTCATTTGCAGACATTGTCCGTGGTATGCATCTATATGGCCGTAAGATTCTTCGTCCAGAAGCAATCACTACAGCTAAATACAACTTGGCATAAGGGGAGATTGAATTATGACACCTAACGGAATGCGTACAATCTCAGTAGAACTTAATGCAACAGATCTAGCATCTGGTGCAAACACAGTTGCTACTTTCCCTGCACAGACAGTTATCCTAGCTGCTGGTGTTGAAGTTACAGAAGCACTTGCAGGTGCTACTGCTCTGACTTTCGACATTGGTACAGGCCTTGATGATGACGAGTTCGTTGCAGGTTATGCAATGGCTTCTAAATCAGCAGGGGATGTTGCTCCATCAATTCCAGGAGTAGCATATGTTGGTGCAGAGGATACACTTGACCTAACTGTTGACACATTGACAGGTACAGCTACTGCAGGTAAACTGCGTGTCTGGGCTTTGGTAATGGACGTTGATGGAAAAGGTGCAGCAGAAGTTGCACGTGATCAAGTTTAACTGAACTAAACTAGAGGGGCTGGGTCACTGGCCCCTTTAGGCTATCTGAAGGATTTTTGTAATGGCAACTTATGTTACTTTAACTAATCAACTATTACGCAGACTTAACGAAGTTACACTGACTACGTCTGGTGATGGCTTTGATTCAGTACGTAATGTACAAGCTCTTGCTAAAGATGCTATTAACAACTCCATTAGAAATATCCTACAGACAGGCCAAGAGTGGCCTTTTCTTAAAGTTACATATATTCAAACATTAACTGCAGGAACAAGACTTTATGATTTTCCTGCTGACTTTGCCAGTGTTGATTGGGATACTTTTTATATTAAACAACTAAGTTCTACAAGCAACACTCCCAGCTTTTTACCTACAGTATCCTTTGAAGAGTATACACAAAGGTATCGTGGACTTGATGACCAAGCTGATTCAGGCTCTGGTATATCTGCACCTCAACGTGTTTATCAAACCTATGAAAGTAAATTTGGTTTAACACCTGTCCCAGATAATGCATATGAAATAGAATATGTGTATTGGAAATTTCCTTCTGACCTAACTAACTACAACGATAGTTGCGTTATACCTGATAGGTTTAATCACGTAATTGTTGACGGTGCTATGATGTATATGATGAGGTTTAGATCTAACGATCAGAGTGCAGCTATACACCAACAAAACTTTGATACTGGTATTCGTTCTATGAGACGTATACTTATGGATGACCCACTAGATATTAGGTCTACAGTAGTTCAAAGAAATAAATCTTTTAGTAACACTATTAGCAGTATTGTATAATGGCTGAAAATCTAGCATCCTTTAAAGTATTCTGTCAGGGCGGTCTTAACACTAGCCGAGATGTGTTATCACAAGGTGAAACACAACCAGGATCAGCAGTGAGTCTTATCAACTATGAACCTGCTGTTACTGGTGGTTACAGGAGAATTAGTGGTTTTAGAAACGACTACGGTACGATTACAGGTACGGGAAATGTTCTAGGCGTATGTGTAGCTAATGGTATTAACGATGGTATATTAGCTTGCCGTAAACCTTCTAGTGGTAATAACTATCTACACTATTGGAATGATACCACAGATGCTTGGGTTGCAGTAACTACTTCTGGCTCCCCTACTATGACAGGTGTAACCAAGGTACGTTTTACCAAGTATAACTGGGGAAGCCCTAAAATTATTCTTACCGATGGTGTAAATCCTGCAGCTACATATGATGGTACAACCTATACTCAGATTACACACACTAATGCACCTGACGATCCTAAGTTTTCTCATGTGTTTAAAAACCATATGTTTCTAGCAGGTGACCCTAACGAAAATACAAATGTGTATTTTAGTGCGCCTTACGATGAAACAGATTTTTCTCCTGCCAGTGGTGGTGGAGTTATAAACGTAGGGTTCCCTGTCGTAGCTATCAAATCTTTTCGTGATGTTTTGTACATCTTTGGTACAAATAATATTAGAAAACTTATTGGCGATAATATTTCTAACTTTACATTGCAAGAAGTTACAGATGACTTAGGATGCCTTGCTTCTGATAGTGTTATTGAAATAGGTGGTGATCTACTCTTCTTATCACAAGATGGCTTACGTCCTATATCTGGTACGGATAAGATTGGAGATGTTAATCTTGAAACGGTATCAAAAGACATTCAGTCTATTTTTACTGACATTATTTTTGATATTGATCTTGAAGGATTAAACTCCGTAGTCATACGACAAAAGACGCAGTTTAGGTATTTCTTTGCGGGTTCAGATACACAGGGTATTATTGGTGGTTTTAGATTAACACCAAATGGACTGCAGTTTGAATACAGTCAAATGCTGGGTATCACAGCTACATGTTCGGACAGTGGTTATATAGGTCAAAATGAATTTATCTTACATGGAGATTCTTCTGGTAAGGTTCATAGGCAAGAACAAGGTAATGACTTTGACGGAGATAATATATTCAGTCTTTTTCAGACTCCTTTCTACCACATGCAAGATCCAGAACAACGAAAGATATTTTATACCATAGCAACGTATATGCGTTCTGAAGGAGATAACAGTATTATTATGTCAGCTTTGTATGATTACGATGACTCTGACGTTCTATCTCCTACAAACTTTACATTAACAACAGAAGGTGCTGCAGCATACTTTAACGAAGCTGAGTATGACGCCACCGCAATTTATGATGGTAATCCATCACCAGTGCAACGTACTAACGTTTCAGGTTCAGGCAAGTCTGCTTCATTCAGATTTGTTACAAATGACGCAAATGCATCACACAGTATACAAGGTCTTGTGGTTACATTTGGAGTAGGAGATAGGTTATAAAATGGCAGGTTATACAAGACAATCCGTAGCAGATATTATTGCTAATGCTATTATTAAAGCTGCACCAGTTAATGCGGAGTTTGATCAAATACTTGCCGCATTTAATGCAAGTACGGGTCACAAACATGATGGTACAACAGCAGAGGGTGCTTACGTACCACTGATTGCTGACACTGATGCATTAAACAAAGTTGTAATTGACACAACAAATAATCGAATTGGTTTCTTTAGTGAGGTATCTGCTGCTGCAGTAGAGCAACTACGCATTCAAGACGGTGCTATAGTTCCTGTAACTGATGATGACATTGACCTTGGTGCATCAGGTGCAGAGTTTAAAGATTTATATATTGATGGTATTGGCTATATCGACACAGTTCAGGTACATGAAAATGCAACAATTACTGGTAATCTTACTGTTAATGGTAATACCACACTTGGTGATTCAGCTACTGATACGGTTACAGTTACTGCAGACGTTGCCTCTCCTCTTATCCCTTCTGCTGATGATACTCATGATCTTGGTGCTGTAGGTTCTGAGTGGCGTAATCTATATATAGACGGTACAGCTAATATTGATAGCCTTGTAGCTGACACTGCAGACATTGACGGTGGTACTATTGATAATGCAATTATTGGTGGAACAACTGCAGCTGCAATTACAGGTACTACAATCACTGGTACTTCTCTTGTCGGCCCCGTTACTGGTAATGTTACAGGTAATCTCACGGGTGATGTTACAGGTGACCTAACGGGTGATGTAACGGGCAACGTAACGGGTAGTGTAACTGGGAATATTACAGGTAACGTAACGGGTAACTTAACAGGCGATGTTACGGGTGACGTTACGGGAGATGTCACAGGGGACTTAACAGGTGATGTTACTGGTAACTTAGTAGCTGCTACGTCTACAGCTAAGGCACTAAATCCTGAAGCAGATAGCTTATACAGCTTAGGTACTACATCTATTCGTTGGTCTGACTTTTATGCAGATGCTGCTACAATTACAACAATTACAGGTGATGTCACTGGTGACCTTACTGGTGACGTTACAGGTAACATTACAGGTAACGTAACAGGTAGTGTTACAGGTGACGTAACTGGAGACTTAACAGGTAACGTAACGGGTAACGTGACAGGCAATGTCACTGGGGGCGTTACAGGAAACGTTACGGGTAACGTTACGGGTGACCTAACTGGTAATGTAACAGGTGACGTTACGGGTGACGTTACTGGCGATCTTACTGGTAACGTAACTTCATCTGGCACATCTAGCTTTGCCACTGTAACTACTTCAGGGAATGTGACAGTCGGTGGTGACCTCACTGTTAATGGCACAACTACTACTGTATCTACAACAAATACAGTTGTATCCGATGGGTTGATTGAGTTAGGTAATGGTACTACAGGTACACCTGCTAATGATGCGGGTATTGTTATTGAACGTGGTGACAGTGATAATGCTTTCATTGGTTTTGATGAATCAGCAGATAAGTTTACTGTAGGTACAGGTTCCTTTACTGGTGCATCTACTGGCGATCTTACAATTACTACAGGCACTATGGTTGCTAACGTTGAAGGTAATGTCACAGGTAATGTAACTGGAAACGTTACTGGAAATGTCACAGGTGATTTAACTGGAGATGTTACAGGCGATGTAACAGGAGATGTCACAGGTAATCTAACTGGCAATGTGACAGGTAATGTAACAGGAAATGTTACTGGTGATGTTACTGGTGGTTTGACAGGAGATGTAACAGGGGATGTTACAGGCAACCTTACGGGTAATGTTACTGGTAATGTTACAGGGAACGTTACTGGGGATTTGACTGGAGATGTTACTGGTGACTTAACAGGAAATGTAACTGGTAATGTCACTGGTAATGTTACGGGAGATTTAACTGGTGACGTAACGGGTAACGTTAGTGGTACTACAGTTACAGCAACTGGCACAGTAACTTATGGTAGTCTGTCTGATGGTACAATTACTGTAACAGCATTTGTAGACGAAGATGATATGACATCTGATAGTGCTACACTTATCCCTACACAGCAATCTGTAAAAGCTTACGTAGACACCGTTGCTGGAACAGCTAACAATGTTGTAGGACTTACAGCTACAGGTGCAGAACTTAATGCTGTAGCAGATGTATCTGCCATTACTATTGACACAAGTACAGCAATTGCAGCAGATGATGGTATTGCAGTATATGATACATCAGGTTCATCTATCGGCTACTTTGATGTAGATTTACTTGACACATATTTTTCAGGCACTACAAAAACATTAACAAACAAAACAATTACTAGCCCTGTTGTAACTGGGTTGCATCTGGATGACTCAGGTTTTACCGTAGAAGGTTCTAGTGCAGATGCAAACGAAACTACGGTAACATTTACAAACCCTACAGCCGACAACACCATCACATTCCCAGACAGTAGTGGTACTGTTCCTCTTATTGATAGCAGTGGTCATTTGATTGTTGAAAACGATGACCCTGAACTACATCTTATCTCTACAGATGCTGCTGAAAGTTATTTTAAACTTAGAAAAACCTTTGTTTCAGATGCTTGGGATATACAAATTGACGGGTCTAATTCAGCATCAGGTAGTTTTTTTAGTACAACTATTGACGGTGTATTATTTCAAGAACAAAATGTTGTTTCTAGCCTTGCTGATACAACATTCAAAGATACTGTTACAATTGAACCTAACGATATTGTGAACGGCGATGGGAGTCTACAAATAAGCAGTGCACTTTTAGGTGAAGCAAAAATTGTTTTAAACTCAAATAATCCCAAGATAGGTATTGGTACAACTTCTCCTGCCGTTTCTTTGGATATTGCCACAACAGACGCAATCCAAGTTCCTGATGGTACAACTGCACAGCGCCCGTCATCACCTGCAAACGGTATGTTTAGGTATAGCACAACAGATAACCAGTTTGAAGGTTATGTAAATGGTGAGTGGGGTGCTATCGGTGGTGGTGGCGGTGGAGACACGCAAACAGTCACAACTACTGCTACAACAGAAACAACATTAGCTTCGTATGCTAAAGCAGATTATGTTGCTATGGAAGTATTGCTTGTAGCTGATGATGGAACAGACCGTACAATTACAAAGATGCTTATTGCACATGATGGTACAACTGCAGTTGCCACACAGTACGGTGAAGTAAATACAGACACTGCACTAGCTACATATGATGTAGACATCAGTGGTACAGATGTACGTGTACGTGTAACTGCAGCAAGTACTACTTCAACAGATCATACTGCGATTGCTACACTCGTAGCATAATAACACTGCCAAGTGGAAGGTGAAGCATGGCAAACAATAAAGACTTTAAAGTAAAGAACGGTATTAAACCCACTGCTTATTACGAGGCGGTGGGTACTGTTACATCTGGTATAGAGAATTTTGTCTTAAGCAATGCTAGTTATACTGGCAAATCTTTTAGTGTTAGTTCTGAAGAAAGCACGCCAAGAGGTATTGAATTTAATAGTGATGGCACTAAAATGTATGTTGTTGGAAACGGAGGAGATAAGGTCTTTCAATACAGTCTGTCTACTGCTTATGATGTTTCAACTGCTAGTTATGACAGTGTTTTTTTTAATGTTAATTCTCAAGAAAGCACGCCATCAGCTGTACGTTTTAACAACGATGGTACAAAAATGTTTATCGCTGGTTATAACGGTGATGATGTAAATGAATATACAATGAGCACAGCTTATGATATTGCAAATGCAACTTTTGTAGATTCTTTTTCTTTTTCCTCTCAAGATACAGCTCCTCTAGGTTTTATTTTTAATGATGACGGAACTAAAATGTACATTGCTGGAAACAGTAGTGACAAAATACATCAATACTCTTTATCAACAGCATTTGATGTAAGCACTGGTAGTTATGACTCAAAGTATCTTGATACCGCCACTGTATTATCGGATACAGTACCTGTTGATTTGGCGTTTAACTCTGACGGGACAAAAATGTTTGTTGGGGGCAGTAGCCAAGAAAAAATTTTTCAGCTTTCTTTAAGCACGGCATATGATGTTAGTACTGCAACTTACGACAATATTAGTTTTTCTACTCAGAGTGAAGAGAGTAATCTGATGGGTTTTACTTTTAGTCCAGACGGTGCTAAGTTTTATATATTTGGCTCTACTCAAGATACTGTTTTTCAGTATTCTGCAGAATTAGATAGCAGAATCCTAGACCTATCCACAGGTTCAGTCTTTGAGATCACCCCAACGTCTGACATTCAGGTTGGCCTAAGCAACCCTGCGGCAAGTGGGACTGTTAGTCAGGCTACGTTGTTGTTGGATGGGGCGGTGAATGGGTATGACCTAAGCGGTGCTGCATATGATAGTGTGAGTACAAGTCTTGCTAGTCAGAATAACAGTCCGATGGGTTTATATTTTACTGATGATGGAACCCAAATGTTTATGGTTGGGGCTAGTGCAGATGAAGTAAATCAGTATACATTAAGCACTGCTTGGGATTTAAGTACACTAACTTATGTAAGAGTTCTTGCTCTAGCCGAGACTATACCTTCAGGTATTTTCTTTAAGGATGATGGCACTAAAATGTATATTGCTGGATACGGTGGTGATAACATATATGAACATACTCTAACTACTGCTTGGAATATATCTACAGGAAGCATTACACATACCTTAGATGTTTCTACTGTAGATAATATTCCTTTTGGTCTATTCTTTAAGCCAGATGGTACTAAGATGTATTTCTCAGGTGATGAAAATGATAAACTTGTAGAGTACAACTTAAGTACGGCTTGGGACTT